ATCACGCTGGTCGATCGCATTCGAGACAAGTTAATGAAGGATGGCGTATTGAAGCCATCCGAAAATGTGGTGCCAAACTGGCCGCTGGTCGGCCCGTGATAGAGAGGTGACAGGTGGCACAAACGACGAGGCGCGACCCTACGCCGCAAATGGACAAGGAAGACGACATCACTCAGACCAGCGAGACGGTCGCGGCGGATGTGCCGCCCGAAACCCCTCCTGGTGAACCGCCTTATGTACCAGGAGGCCCCTTGCCGGAACCTTACAAGACTGAGCCGATCGAGCCGCCGCCAGCGTACAATTCCCCGGATGACATCGCGATGCTCACCGCCGATGAGGCGCGAGTACGCTTGACGCGTGACGGGGCCAACATGACGATGGACGTGAAGCGCCTGCTGACGGAGCGGGCGGCATCCGCCAGCCCGCCGCGTCAGCGTGCGCCCGCCATGGCTACGCCATTCGGCGGCACGATGAACTCCCCGATCACTCTGGAGGAAGCGGCTCGCGGTGAACCTGTCGTCACTTGCCTGTTCACGCGGGCGGTGATGCTGACCATTGAGGGCAACGCGCGGATCGCCTTTGGCGTCGGACGTCAGGAGGTGCCGGTGCGCTTCGTTGAGCCGAAGATGCACTCGTATCTCGAAGCCTGTGGGGTGAAGAGGGCCTGATGCCGCTCAAGCAGTCGTCATCCGAGGAGGCGCTGCACGAGAACATCGCGACTGAAGTGCGTGCCGGGAAAGACCCCAAGCAGGCCGCCGCTATTGGTTATTCAGTTCAACGCCGGAATAAGGACGAAGCCATGGCCGAGACCGTAGCAGTTGGCCCGCAGAGCATTGCCGAAATTCAGAAGCAGAATGAGGCAATGTGGAAGCCTGATCCGGCAGGCTCGCAATACGGCACGATCAAGACCGATATCGGAGAGCCGTTCCCGTCATCCGGTAACTCCGGATCGGTGATGGGCGGCCCGGTGAAGGTCTATGACGGGGCCTTCGCACCGCAACAGAATAAGTCGTTCCCGGATCCCAAGATGAAAGACGTGGGAGCGGTGTCTTATACCAATGGTAAGGCTAGCGGCTACGAAATTAACACGGCGGATGAAGTGTCCTTTACCAATGGTAAGCCTAGTGGCTACGATATTAACACGGCGGATGAGGGCAACGATGTGATGCCCGACATCCCCAAGGGGGCCACCGACAGCCGCGACGATGGCAACGACGTGATGCCCGACATTCCCAAGGGGGCGACGGATGCGCGGGGCCGTGACTACGGGCCGGGTCAAAACCCGGCGAGCCACGGTAAGGGCGGCGGCAGAGGCGCTTCTGGTGGTCCGAGCGGTTATGTCGCCGGTCGTATAGGCCAGCACAAGATTATTGAAGGCATTGGTGCACGTGGTGGGGAGTGGGCTGCGCACGGTCGTGGTGAAACCAAATGGTTTAAGAAACGTGAACACGCGGAAGAACACGCGCACCTATCATCGGAATAAGTACGGCAAGGGCCATGGCCCTGGAGGGGATTCCCGTAAAAAGCATTGACAAATACTTCATCCTTGTGGTCTAATGACTGGGCCATAGAGGGAAAGGACCCATGCGATGCCACACATTCACCTCCACGACTATGGGGCGGGTAAAAATTCAGCTAGTCACGGTAAGGGTAGCGGTGACACCCGCGACTATGAACCCGGCAAGAATCCGGCCAGCCATGCCGCTGTTACCGTTCATAAAGCCAGTGAGAAGTTTCATCGCGAGTTGTCCAATGTAGCCAATGGAGAGGGCGACTACACTTCAGGTTACAAACATCACAAAGCAGCAGAGGCCCACAACACCGCTGCCGTCTATCATGCCCGCAGCCACCCGCAGGCCAATGCCATGTCCAGTCGAGCTAACAAGGCCTCGAAGGCGGCTGCACCCCCGGCTGAGCAGCGAGTGGCAGCGGTGCACGGTGACACCCGCGACTATGAACCCGGCAAAAATCCGGCTAGTCATGCCGCTGCTACCGTTCACAAGGCCAGTGAGAAGTTTCACCGCGAGTTGGCCAATGTATCCAATGAAGGGGGCGACTATACTTCAGGTTACAAACATCACCAAGCAGCGGAGGCCCACGGTACCGCTGCTGTTTATCATGCTCGCAGCCATCCGCAGGCCAATGCTATGTCTAGTCGGGCTAACAAGGCCTCGAAGGCGGCTGCATCCCCGGCTGAGCAGCCGCGCCATAGCGCAGCACCCGGCGGCGAAGCGGGAAATGCTGTTAGACCGCCATCACGTTCGGCGTCAGCCGGGGGTACCCGTACCCAGCGTCTATTTGGTCGAAGGTAGTGCCTCACATCCACCTCCATATGCATGACTACGGGCCGGGCCAAAATCCAGCCAGTCACAAACGTGGAACGGTTAGTAACCCGCACACTGATCCCAAGGCGGTGTCTCGGGCAGAGGCTTTGGGGAATGCTGACATCCATGAATACATGCAGCAGCATCATGCCAAATTGGGCCATGTCGAGGCTGCGGCGGCCCACGGCGCAGCGGCTTCTGCTCATCGTAAGTCGCGGCCCGATACCGAGGCCCGTGCCAATAATGCGTGGGGTGCAAGTAAAAAAGCCGGGGTCGATCCCAGCAAGATATTTCCTGGTATGAGTGGGCGTTAAATGCCTCACATCCATCTCCATCTTCATGATGCGGGGCCGAGTGGGGGTGCTCCAGCCATGTCGCCCAAGCCGCCCAAGCCGCCGACGCAGCCCAAGAAGGTAGTAAAACCAAAGATACCTAAGCCGCCGACGCAGCCGAAACCGCCCAAGATCGCACAGCCGAAACCGCCCACCGCGCCCAAGAAGCCGCCACAGCCGGTCGCCGCGCGTCCACCGACGCCGACGCGCCCGCCGATCGCTGCCAAGCCGCCGGTCTCGACTAAACCGGTCCAGCCGCCAAGGCCGACCCAGCCGCCCAAGCCGCGTGGACTGGCGACTGGTATCACCAAGGCTGCGACGGGGGCCGTGCGGGGTGCAACCCACGCGCTCAACACGGTGACGCGCGGGGCCAACAAGGCAGGGCGTCTTTTCCAGCGGATCGACCGCATGGGCCAGGGCGGCCCGATCACAGGAGGCCGTTGATGCCGGTCGGCGCAGCTAAGTGGTGGACGGATGCGACGCCGGAAGCGGCGCGCGCACCGCAGTACGTGTGGCGCGAGTCGGATTGCATGCCGGTGTGGGTGCTGTTCTCATTCATGGGGTTTGGCGCTCAGACGCCGCCGCTGACCGGCTACGCGTGGTCCGGGCCGGGCTACTACGGGCCGGGTGGTACTGGAATTGGAATCCTGCGTGGCGGGTCCAACTAGTTCGCTATCTCGGCCTTGACGGGTTCATTTCCATGATGGTATTCTATCTCAGTCGATGACGCTTGGGAAGGGAAGGGAAGTTATGAAGTATCTTTCGCTGATTGCACTGTTGGCCGGGACAGCGCTGTCGTCACCGGCCAATGCACTACCGATCACCATCACTGGTGAAGACAATTTCGGCAACATCGCAACCAATACCGGGTCTAGCCCGGTTAATTTCGGCCCAACCGATGTTGGTCAATGGTCGGCACAGGGTACAGCTACCGGCACGATCCCCGCGCCGCCGGGTACGCTGATCTCGAATACCATCGCTTTTGCCACACAGGGAGCGGGTGCTTTTACGTTGTGGATCACCGAGACCGGGCTGACCGGGCCGCTCGGAGCGATTCCTTGGTTCAGCTCGCTGACCGCCAACACGTTTACTGGTGGTATTGTTGGTGCGGTGCTGTCGACTTTCATCCAGAGCGACGATTCGGTTCCTGGCCCAGCGGGTTCAAGTCCTCTGCAGCATGAATTGGACAGTGTGCTGTTCAATGCGATCGGCACTTCTACTGGGACGAACGTTTTTGATCCGGGACCGGGGCCTTATTCGATTACCCAGCGGTACGACATCAACGCAACGGCGTCCGGTAGCGCGGACTTGACTATCGTGATGCAGGCGGAAGCGGTTCCGGAGCCGGGGTCACTGATTCTGTTTGGGACAGCACTGCTCGGTATGGCATTCCTCATCCGGCGCAGGCAGCGGCGGGATGACACTTCTGGGATGGCTGCGGCGTAGTTCGCCTCAGCAGCCTTGACAGGGGTTAAGCTACGTGGTCTAGTCGACGCTGGCGCGAGGAGGCCTCCTCGCGCCAGTTGATGAGAGGAAAGGTATCTTGAAAACTCTAATGAAACTATTGATGGTGGGTGCCGCGTGCGGCGCACTGCTGTCGATGTCACCGGCCAAGGCCGACACGTTTGTCACCTTAGGTGGGGTGTCATGGAATACCACCAACTCGGGCAACCTGTCGCTTGGTAACTTTGTGCCGGGCGGTAATCAGCCACAGAACGCGCCGTGCGTGATTTGTGGTGAAAACCAGCCGCAGCAGCCTGCGAATTTCGGATATAACGACTACAGCAACGCAGGTAATACAAGCGTAATCAGCGCCTTCAGCGACCAGGGCAACGGTGGGCGCAATACGCTCGCCGATGATACTTTCGCCACCGGTTACCAAGTTGGTTCAGGTAGTCCGCTCTTGGCATTCCTGCTTGCCAATGGCGACAACCCAAATAACCTGACCTTCAGCATCGGCGTCGATATCAACTCGACCAACGTCGCCGAGACGCTGAATAGCTTTTGGTTCCTGAACCTGACGACACACACTGTACTCGACAGCTTCACGGGCGGTGTGACGGGCAACGTGCCGGATGTCAACAATGGCACGGGCTTTCCTGATTACACGATCTCTGGCTTCGATCTGACCAACAATGACATTCACGTGGGCGACACGGTATTGTTCCTCGCGAGGATGTCAGGATTGAACGATGGCCCGGATTCGTTCTTTGTTGAAGCTGCACCAGCCGCTGCGGTACCGGAGCCGGGGTCACTCGCGCTGATGGGCAGCGGTCTCATTGGCCTACTCGGCGTCATTGGGTGGAAGCGCCGCCGGGACGATGACATGGGTGGTGTTGCCGCGTAACACATAGTAGTTTTGCCGTAGTTACAGTAATTGCTGGCGAGGCCTCACGGCCTCGCCAGCTCTTTATGGGGAGAATGGAATGACTTTCCAATATAGCGCGACTTTGCGCAATAATCAGGTCAGTCAGATCCAGGCAAGTGTTGGTACTTCTGGTACCTTGCTGATTTTTTCTGGTGCTGAACCTGCCAACTGCTCGGCAGCGGACCCCACGGGTCTGCTCGCGACCATCGTGCTTCCGGCGGCCTTCCTGACCTCTTCCGGTGGTGTGACGGCGATCGCTGGGACGTGGAGCGCCAATGCTACCGGCACCGGGACGGCGCAGAGTTTCCGCATGTATGACGGGGCGAAAGTGTGCCACGTCCAGGGCAACACGACGACCGATCTTGTGCTCAACAACAGTAGCATCGCCAGCGGTCAGACGGTGACTGTGACGGCGTTTACCGTGACCGCCGGAAATGCCTGACCTTGCTTGGGGCGACGGCGGAACCCTGGTCGTAAAGTCAAATAATGACCTTGACGCGCAAGGCACAAATTCAAGCGGCTGGACTTCTGTCAGAGGAAATCTCGCTCATGTCACTGGCAAGTGGTATTGCGAGATTGAAGGTATTGGTGGCCCTCTTGCTACATACATCGCCTTTGGTGTTGCGGATGACAGCACCGCAGCCGGTGCAGGGATGGATACTCACATACCGTATCAGTGTGGTGGTACACGCGATGATGGTTATAATTTTGTCACCGGATTTAATAATGGGGTTTCTTACGGTTTAGGAACGATAGGGCTTGGAACCCGGATCGGCATCGCCGTCGATTGTGACAATCAGCAGCTTTATTTATCGACAAATGGTGTCTGGCATGGTGATCCTGTCGCCGGAACCGGCGCACGCGCCAATTGGGTTGGTCAGGCTGGGGTCAACATCTATCCGTATGCTGCGCTGTATTATAGTCAAGCGCGTATTCACGGGGACACGGCAACTCAGATTTATCCTATTCCAAGCGGATATAAGACTTGGTCGTTTTTAGCGCCGGGTTTCAATGTTCAAGACAATCAGACACTGAATGCAACAGGCACGATCACAGGCGAAAACACGGCGGGCCTTATCGCGCACTGGAAGCTCAGCGATGGTAGCGGCATAGATTTAACTGGGAATAGCAACGACGGTCTCTTCCAGGGCGGTGCGACATCGGATAAGAGCGGACCTATTGGCAACGGTGTCATCTTAAATAGTACAGGCGACTACGTCGCCAATGACCAAGTCATCAATATTCCCTATGTGTCGATATCGGTATGGGTAAAGCCCGTACCATCCGGCAGGAACATGCAGATCGTCGGTTTTGCCAATGGATTTGCCAGCCCGACAACCGACAAAGACCTCTTCCTTAATTCTGATGGAACGATTGGTTGGTACGTTTATGTCGGTGGCGGAACGCTACTTTATACGACCACCACGATTACTGACGGCAAATGGCACCACGTCGTCGCGACGTATGAAGAGGGCGGACTACGCATCTATATCGACAGTGTTCTTAGTGCCACTACACAAGGGTCTGGCGGGTCATTTGCCGGTTATGGTCAGCCCAACGTTTTCTTAGGTGGTGTTGGGCACCCGAATGCCCATGGTGATGTTTGGTATGTTGGCGAGCTTGACGATTTTCGCCTTTACAACCGTGCGCTGCCGCAGTCGGATGTTTCTTATCTTTATTATTTGGGCGTCCCTGCCGCCGTGCTCAGCGTTAATCAAGCACCGCAGATTTTAGCGGCGACTGCTAGCTCTGAGGTTCACGGCGCACTTATCGCAGATCAAGCTGGTCACATTGTCACCGCGCACGGCGGGACAATTGTCACCGGGGCGCTTGCCGTCATCCAAGATCCGCAGATGCTCGCAGCGATCGGCGGCATCGTGGCTGGCGGCACCCTCTCCGCCCTCCAGGCTAATCAAACAGTCACGGCGATCGCGCGCATCACCGTAAGCGGCGCTCTCGCTCTCGCTCAAACGGATCAGCACCTCGTCGCCAGTGTGTTCGTCGGTCATATGGGAATCACCCAGGATGATCAGGCGGCAACGGCGTTATATGGCATCGTCAATACAAACATTGCTACGCTCAATGTCACCCAGGCACCAAATACGATCGACGCGGCTGGTGGTGCCATCATCATCGGTAGATTGGCTGAGACGCAGGCACAGACGCTTGCATCGTCGGGCATCGTTTCTGGTGTAGTTGGTGCGCTCACCGTTGTTCAGGCACCAAACACGATTGTTGCTACTAGTCTTGGGGCGACCGTCGGCACGCTGATCGCGACGCAGGCTAGACAAACACTTATTGCAACAGGTGTTATTGCTGATGTAATTGGTACGCTAACTATTCCCCAGGATGTGCAGAGGCTCAGTGCCAGTGCCTTGGTTACCGGTACAATTGGTAGGCTATACGTTGTTCAGGATAGTCAGACCTCAACAATACTCGGTGGACCCGTCATTGTTGGTATTCTTGGATTACGCACCACCACGTCTCTTGAAAAAGACACGTTTGACCGAAGCAGTGCTTGGGTATCCGGGGTATCCGGGGCAGTGCTTGACGTCCCGCCGGATCGCTACTTGACAACTGCGCTTCCGGATCGTATGATCACGGCTATCGGGAATGGCCGGGTGGCTGTTGTGCCGCCATCGAAATCCGGTCGTGGAACTGACAGGATAGTCATCGCACCACCACTGCGGAGAGCTGCTTGAATGGCCGCTTTTAGCCCAATTGCACCGGCTCCCGCTGCCGACACTTTCATGTTCGACTTCATTATTCAGATTGGTGTGACTGGCGTCATCGTGGCAGCGGCTTGGATTTGTAGTGTAGATCCATCCTCCCCGGTGGATGATCCCAACGCTACTACCCGTATTCTTGGTCCACCGTCATTTAGTAACACCAAGACTTCAGCATTGCTTGGCAACATGATCGATGGTTGCTTGTACGTGTTGCAAGCTGAGGTGACGCTGGATGATAATCGCGTCCTTACCGACATCGCTTCCTTGCAATGCACTTCAGCTCCGCGAGTCACTGGAGTACTGACCCCTAGCGATTTCCGCAAGGATTTCCCCGCCTTTTCCGATCCTACCGTCTACACGGAGGACGCGCTCGCCTTCTGGATCGACGTGGTGCTGTACCAGACGCCGCTAAACCCGCGATCTTGGCGCAATAGTTTGGTGTTGGGCCAAGAGCTGTACGTGGCACATATGTTGACGCTGGAGCGCCAAAATGAGCGTCAGAGCCAAGCTGGGCAGGCTCCGTTGGCGCTTGGCCCGGCAACCAGCCGTTCAGTGGGTGGCGTCTCGGTTGGCTATGACAGCGGCTCGGGGGCCTACACCACCGACGCCGGGTTCTGGAACATGAGCACTTATGGCCAGCGCTTCTATTACTTCCAAAACATCGCGGGTATCAGGCCGGTCCAGTTATGACAATTGAACCCGACATGTCAAAGAAGATTTCGGCGGCGTTGAAAAAGCTGTCAAACAGCTCGGTGTACATCGGCGTGGCGGATGAAGGCGCGGATCGTAAGGCGGTACCGGGGGCAAAGGGAGCGGTACCGACCAACGCCCAGTTAGCCTACATTCATGAAACCGGTAGCCCGGCCCGCAACATCCCGGCTCGGCCCTTCCTGCGTCCCGGAATGAGGGATTCGCAAAATCGCTGGCAACCCATGCTGGATCAAGCGGTGACTGCCGCGCTCAAGGGTGATGAAGCTGGAATTGACAAGGCGCTTCATCGGGCGGGCATCATTGCGGTGGCAGCGGTCAAGCAGACGATCGTGGCAAAGATTCCTCCGCCGATCAAGCCTGCGACGATGGCGGCGCGGCGACGTCACCGGGGCGGCGGCAAAAAGAAGCGAGAAGCACGGGCCGAATACCGCGAGTTCTACAAACAATATAGAGCCGGGACGGCTACCATGGACATGTCATCAGTGACGCCTTTGGTTGACACCGCTCAGTTGTTGAACAGCATCACATACGTGATCAGGAAGTGACATGCCGACGTTAGATGTCGCGGACGCCTTTGACCCGTCATTCATGGACAGCTTCATCGTCATTCGGCGGACGGAAGCCATCAACCAATATGGTCGGGTGATAACGACCGAGCAGCGTTTCAATTCAACCGGTGTCGTGACTGCAACTGGGCCTGATGATTTGCAGCGGTTGCCCGAGATGCAGTACATGAATAAGGCGATCACGATCTACACCCGGTTCAAAATCCAAGGCCCCTCGGACGGTTATCAGGCGGATTTCATCCTGTGGCACGGCTCGCATTTCGTAGTGCAGACCCTGGATGATTATTCGGGATACATCAACGAGCAGGGCTTCGTTACGGTCAATTGCACTTCGATTGAAAATCTCGACCCGGCTCCGCTGATGCCGGACCCTGTGGGTAGCGCCTAATTTTTGAGGAGTACGACATGCACCAATATGTACGGGCCGCCATTCAGCGTCATGCGGACTACCATGCGGCAGTGGCCGAGTATTACGGTGGGAAGGCCGCCAACGGGGGTGGGGAGGGGCATGCTACTCCTATGCCGCCACCGGAGACGCCTATATCCGGAGGGCGGCGGAGAGGCACGGGAGGGGCATCGACGGCGGCGGGGCCGTTGCCGGATGGCGTGCCGTCCGCCGAGGCCCTCGCGCGGCTGATCGAGATGCATGAAGGGGCCAGCAAGGACTTGTTGGCGTTATTGACCGATGATCCGCCGCAGGCGATCGTAAGGCAGCGCCGGTCGCCGCCGGTCGCGCGTATGCCGATCCCTGCCGGTGCGCGCTCCAGGGGTAGGGTCCAAGTTCACTGATGGCTTTCGCCACTGATACCCGTTTCGCGGGGTTTCTCGGGCCGCAGGCTTCACCGCAGCCTGCGGTCGATGATGCGTGGGAAAATTTTTTGCACGATGTCATCGCCGGGATTACCGGGCTGGATCCGATGTTGGTTCGCCCGCGCTGGCAGCCAGAACCGCCGGATATGCCTGACTTTGATGTTGACTGGATGGCGTTCGGCATTACCGATGCTCAGTTCGACTTTGAACCGGCGCTGATCCAGTATGATGACGGCAACAGTGGTCATGGGCAAGAGCTGCTGCAGGAACATGAAGTCGACACTGTCATGTGCTCGTTTTACGGCCCGAATGGCGGGAGGTATGCGAGTTATCTGCGGCGTGGTCTCTTTATTTGGCAGAACCGGGCGATATTGCGGGCCAATGCTTGCGGTATAGTCGAGATCGCGACGACGAACCGTGCACCGGAATTCATTCGCGAGCAGTGGCTGAACCGGATTGATATGAACGTCATCCTGCGTCGTGAGATTCGCTACCTGTACAATGTAAACAACATCGTGCGGGCGGTTGGCACGATGATCGGCAATGGTCCTGATTACACTATCGAAGTTGACATCGACACCGATAACGTTCCCCATCCTGAGGAGTACTGACCATGCAAGGCTTGAGCGTTTCGCGCGTAGTCGATGTCGAAGTTAGCTTCGCGCCGATCGCTGCGCCGTTGTCCCGGTTCGATACTCTGCTGATCATGGGTGATAGCTCGGTGGTCGACACTGGTGAGGCAATCCGCGAGTACAACACGATCGAAGAAGTTGCGGGCGATTTTGGCACAACGGCACCGGAGTATCAGGCCGCTGTGTTATTCTTCTCTCAAGTGCCGCAACCGACTACGTTGTTCATCGGCCATTGGGCGCGCACTGCGACTTCGGGGCGGTTGACCGGCGGCATCGTGCCGCTGGATGAGCAGCAAATGACGCTGTGGAATACTGTGGCAAACGGTTCATTTGGCATCGCGGTCGATGGTGCAGCGCTTCAGCAGGTCGTTGGCGTCGATCTGTCACTGGCGACCAATCTCAACGGGGTGGCGACGCGGATCAACACTGCTTTCACTGCCGCGACGCCGCCGATTACTGCCGTTTGCACTTGGAATGGTTCTAACTTCCTGATCGACAGTATTACTCAGGGGGCGATCTCCAACGTCAGTTTCCTATCATCGCCGACCGGGCTTGGCACTGACATTTCGGGGCAAATGCATCTGTCGGCGGCGACAGCGGTGCGCAGCACTACAGGTCTCGGGGCAGAGACGCCGGTTGCTGGTGTGGCGCGGGTCGATGGGCGCGGCTGGTACTCTCTGATGTTCGCGGCCAGCGTCGGGCTGACCGATGCCCAGCGCATCGCCATCTGCGGCTACATCGAATCGTCTGCCGATAAACATCTCTATGGCATTACTACCAATTCGGCGGCGGTACTCGACCCGACCGATACGACCGACATTGCTAGCCAATGTTCACTGGCTGATTACACCCGGACGGTCATTCAATACTCCAATACGCCGCATGCGATCGCCAGTTTCTTTGGCCGGGCGCTGACTACGAACTTCGAGGGATCGAACACTACGATCACCATGAAGTTCAAGACGGAGCCAGGGGTGGTACCGGAGTTGCTGACGGCGACGCAGGCCACTACCATCGCGGGAAAGCGCTGCAACGTCTATGTCCAGTATAACAACGGCACGGCGATCATCGAAGAGGGCGTCATGAGTGGGCGCGCCTATTTCGATGAGATGCACGGGCTGGATTGGCTGGCAAATCGGGTGCAGACCGACATCTACAACGTGCTGTATCAGTCGCCCAAAATCCCGCAGACTGACCCTGGCATTCACGTGTTGGTGGCGACCGCTGATGGCGGATTGTCGCAAGGCGTTACCAATGGGCTGGTGGCACCGGGCCGCTGGACCGCGCCGGGCTTCGGTGAGCTGGCGACGGGCGATCTGCTGGCGAGCGGTTGGTATTGCTTCGCCGCTTCGGTCGACAGTCAGGACGCGGCACAGCGCGAGGCCCGCATTGCGCCGATGATCCAGATCGCGGTGAAGCTGGCGGGCGCGGTGCACTTCAGTGACGTGTTGATTAACGTCAATCGATAACGGCGGGCATAGCTCAGACGGTAGAGCGTTCGGTTGTGGTCCGGGAGGTCGCGGGTTCGAATCCCGTCGCTCGCCCCAAGTAGGAGAGGGAAGCTATGGCGACTTATGCGTTCCAAGATAACATGTGCTCCATCTCGGGGCCGAATGGTGCCTTCAGCATGGGGGCGGGTGCCGGTGACGCGGAAGGCGGCATTTCGGTGGTGATGACTGAAGACAAGTCCACCATGACGA